TGGGCGCAGGGCTTTGGTGAAGACGTAGCAGACACGATCCGTAAGACATGGGCCAGCGGCGTGGCACAGAGCCTGAGCGAAGCGGATATTGTCGGGATGATCGAGGATGCGCTTGAACCGTTCATCGGCGACGGCTCATCCGACCTAACGCCAGCCCGCATCGCCACGGCAGTACGGACGAGCGGCACGCAGGCGTATGTCAGTGCACGCCGCGACGTGTTCGAAGACCCGGCGCAGGATGGTTTTGTGGAGGCGTACCAGAATACGAGCATCCTTGATTCACGCACTACGGAGTTTTGCAGTTACATGGATGGTAAGATCTACGCGGTGGACAGCCCGGTGTGGGACATTCCGGACATGTATCCACCGAGCCACTATAACTGCCGACGTGACATCATCCCCATCGTACGCGGGGACGAATGGGAAGAAGACGATCCGCCAACGATGGATCCACCGGGGTTTTAGTATGAACTTCATCAAACGCATTTTCGCCGCGACGCTGGAAGCGGAGATCTTCAGCGAAGGTACGTGGAACGGTACAACGTACACGCGCGAAGACCTGCACGAGATGGTGCGCAACTTTACAGTGCTCAAGAATCTGCTCAAGCCGATGCTCAAGCTGGGGCACGATGACGCGCAGAAGTGGTTCGGTCAGGAAGATGGTGCACCGTCCCTGGGCTGGGTCAGCGCGTTGCGGGTGCAAGATGGCAAGCTGCTTGCTACGTTCTCCGATGTGTTCCCGCCTGTGGCTACGCTGATCGCCAAAGGTGCGTATCGGCGCGTATCAGCGGAGATTTACCACGACATCAGCTTCGAGGAGAACGGGCAAGAGGTTGTTCTTGGCAAGGCGCTTGGCGCTGTTGCGCTGCTTGGCGCTGACCAACCGGCGGTGACCAATCTGGCGGACCTGGCCGCGCAATATATTCAGAAGCACCCAGGTGAGGCGCGCAAATTCACAGGCGGCACGTTGCAGGCCGTCGAGATGGAAACTCAACACGAGGAGGAACCAGTGAAGCGACTGTTGTTCACCCCGCAACCGCCGAGCGACGAAGCTCTTCGTGTTGCGCTGGAGAATGCCACCAAGGCGCTCAACACGGCCAATGAGCAGATCACGGAGTTGAAGAAGAAGGATGAAGACCGTGAGAAGCTGGCCCAGGAAGAGAAGATCAAACTGGGCGTGAAAGAATTCCTGACGCACCGTGAGGCGGTGATCGGCAAGGTGGAGAAGTTGGTGCAGGCCGGGCTAGTCCCGCCCTACCTGGCCAAGTCCGTGCACGAAGAAGTGTTGCTCCAGGAACGCGGATACGCTGGCGGGGAACTGCGGTTCACGCAGAAGACTCTGATCACCCTGCTGGATGCTGTGGAGAAAGGCGAGATCGGCAAGGGCGTCGCCAAGTTCAAGGCCACGGCCAAAGGCAAAGTGAGCGACGGCGCGCAGACGGTGAACGCTTCCGCCACGTTGGCCGAAAAGGTGCAGGAAGTGATGAAGGCCAACCCGAAGATGTCTTTCGCACAAGCCACGATCAAGGCTGCGCAGGAGAACCCGGACCTGAAAGACGCTGCGTATGACCAGGCGCTGGAAGCGGCACCCACGCACGGCAAGGATGGTCAGCCGTTGAGCAACTAGGCAGTAAAACCTGGACGCGGTGGCCGCTGACAGGGAGTGAAGCGTGAACGTCGAAAACGTAAGCTGGAAAATGTCGGTCAAGATCGGAACGGACATGTCGTCCGACACCGACCTTGGCCGCGCTGTGGGGTTGCTGCCCGGCAGTGACGCCTACATCTTTGTGAATACTCCGGGGCTGGCGTCGGGCGTGCTGCACTCCTCGACGCGGTCTACTGGGTTCGCCACCATCGTGGTGTTCGGCTTTGCCCGTGTGAAGATCGGACAGGTGGCATCGTACGGTGTACCGTTGACCATCGGTGCCTCCGGCTCACTGATCCCGGTAGGTGCTGGATTCGGCAGCGTCGGTTCCAACACGTTCATTGGCTCGGCTTCGAGCCAGGTCGTGGGCAAGCACTACGGCATCAGGGGCATGCAAGGCGCGCAAGCCGCGACGAACACAGAAGCCTGGGCTTTTGCGTTCGTGGACTTTGTCAGTGGTCCGAATATCATCCCTGCTTCGGCATACGCCGTTTATTAAGGAGACGTGCACATGTTCAGTCTCAAATGGAAGCGCGGCGACTTCACCGAAGCTGCGATGCACGACCCCAAGTTGGCCAAGGTACTGTTCGACGACGAAGGCCAGTTGCGCATGCTGGGCTTGCGCGAAATGGCCAGCGTCAAGTGGAAAGCGCACCAGATCTTCTCTGTCGAAGGCCAGGTGCACATCGACACGTTGCTATCGAACTTCGCGCTCAATTACCTGGACCTGCAAGACCAGGCAATCGCGCCGATGTTCATGCCCGTGTTGCCTGTGCCGTTCAAGTCCGGGGGTTATCCGATCTGGAACCAAGCTGACCTATGGCGCTTGGAGGATGACTTCCGCGCTGAAGGAACGGAAGCCAATCAGATCGGTTACCGGGTCACCAGCGGCCAATACTACTGCCGCAACTTCGCCCTGAAAGATCGTACGGTCATCGAGGCGATGAACAATGCAGACCCGGCGATTGCGCTGATGATGCGTGACCAGTCCAAGGCGCAAGCGATCATGAACAAGCTCCTCCTTGGCATGGAGGTGCGTGTTTCTTCGCTCGTGTTTACGACCGGTAACGTTGGCTCAAGCGCAGCTGTCGCCAGTGCGTGGAACGCCAGCACGTCCGGTAACAGCAATCCAGTCGGTGACCTGAATACGGCCATCGACAACGTGCAGAACGCCACGGGGTATCGCCCGAACATGTTCGTCATGGGCGTGAATGCGTGGAAGGCTGCGCGTCGGCATGGTGACATTGTCACCAAGTCCACCAACCCGAACTATCTGGCTGGCGGTAACTATCCGAACGTCCTCCAGGTGGCACAGTTGTTCGAGGTGGATGCGATCTTCGTCGGTGGTGCGCAGATCAATACGGCGCAGCCGGGCGCAGCGTACAGCGGCACACGGGTGTGGGGTAGTCAGGCGTTGGTGTGTTTCAACCAGCTCCAGCCCAGTATCAACGTCCCGACGTTCTGTGCCGCGTTTGAGTGGCAGGGCGGACCCGTGCCGAACTGGTCTGTGCGGCGGTTCGCATACGAAGAGAAGACAGATGCACAGGAAATCCAGATTGGATACTACCGTGATGAGCGGATCGTATCCAAGCCCTTGGGCTTCTTGCTCACGGGCGTGTCCAGCATTACGTAGTGAAAGCTGAGTCGGCAGGATCCGACAGAGCCGTGGAACTCGGCTCCCATTCTCAACCATCAATGAGGTGCGCTATGGCGCTTAAACCCAGTAGACCACAGAACATGTCGCAAACGGATTACGATCTTTTCATCAAGGCAGCCACAGGCAACGCCAAAGATCTGGGCGGACATCGCAAGGCGCACAAGGACTTCATCCAGCGTACAGGGCTGCGCAAGCCCGAAGGCGTGGACGATGACACGTTCGAAGCGTTCCTGGTGGACCTAGACCATAAGTCGATGACGCTCAAGGGCAGTCAGGATGGCGCGGATCACGGCAATTGGGGCGATGACCCCACGCTGCAACCCCAGGGCGTCATCGTGGTGGACAGGCCGGTAGATCGCATCGTAGAGAAGATCAGTCTTCCTGACGGCGTGACAGAAGCGCAGGTGGCAACGGCGCAGGCGTTGTCGAGGTTGCCCCAGGTGAAGCAAGAACAAATCATGAAAGCGGCTGCGGCGGCCGATAAGTAGTCAACCCAAAGAGGTGCGCATGAAAATCACTTTTGTCACGGAGGAACTTCAGGGGGGCTGGCTACCTAGTGACCTTGATGCATTCCTGGGCGGGAACCAAGAATGTCTGACGCTACTGACGCGGGAACTTGTGCGTCGCAAACACGAGGTGGAAATATTCACCAATCTACGCGCACCGACTCAATCAGTCGATGACCGTGGCGTTGTGTACAAGTTGCTCACAGCATTCGACCCTGAGGCAGCGTACGACGTGCTTGTGTCCATGAAGACCAAGCTGCCGTGGCTCCAGCGCGTCCAGGCCAATCGCAAGATTCACTGGAGTCTAGATGTCGAACAGGCATGGCCGGGATCGCTACTCGCTCAATTGGACGTGTTCACGAATCTGGGCACGTATCATCGTGGCCGCATGCCTTGGCTGCAAGACGAGAAGACCAAGTTTGCCCCGCTCGCTCTACCGGAGGAGTACAATCAGCTTCCGGACATGAGCAAGAAGAAACCAGGCAGCTGGCTGTATGCCACCAGCCCGGATCGCGGGCTGGAAACGCTGTTGGAGGATTGGCCACTGATCTGGTCACGCGATCAACGACGTGAATTGCTCATCTCGTACAATTGGAATCGATTGCCACCGCAGTATGCGCAGGGATTGCAGGCGCGTGTAGCGAGTCTACCCAAGGCGACAATGGCGCTGTTCCCGTCGCGCGAGATGCGCAACATCTTCCTCCAAGCAGAGCGGTACGTATTGCCGCTCAACCGCAACGATTCCGACTTGTACGGGTTCGGCGCGCTGAAAGCCCAGGCTTGTGGTTGTACGATCGTATTGAATCGGATCCAGGGAACTGGTTTTGAGGACAGTATTCGTTCCTGGGAGCGTTATGCTGATTGGGTCGGACCATCAGAAATAAATGTGATCACTGATGGTGTAAACCCTGATGTGAAAACGCTTCCCCGTTCCTGGTCACAGGCTGCTGAAACATGGGAGGAGATCTTCCATGGATAAAGTGGCACTGATCACGGGTGTGAACGGCCAGGATGGTAGCTACCTGGCTGAGCATCTAATCGATCGTGGGTATATTGTCGTTGGTCTGATCAGACGGATGGAAGCCAGTTGGTCGCCCAATCTGGAAGCTCTGCGCAAGCGCGCCGCTGGGTCGTTTGAATTGCACGTGGCAGACCTGCAAGACCGCATGGCACTGTTGCGGTTGATGGGGCATTTCAATGTGACCGAGGTGTATCATCTGGCAGGACAGACCTACGTGCCGTCATCCATTGGTGCACCGGACGCGACGATCCGGGACACGGCCATTCTTGCGATCGAGGTGATGCAGGCTGCGTGGCTGTACCAGTCGAATCTAGGTAAAGAGGTGCGGGTCTACC